TCTAATCCAAACAGGGCGTTTAAACCCGGAAGGAGTTCTTTAAGTAACTGCGCTCTTGAAATTGCCATTTCTTATTCTCCTTTATATGCCAGTTGTGTTACGCATCAGATGACCCGCATTAAATTTAACAACCAAGTCAGTGAACGCATCACCGGCTGTGTTATCAGATTTAGGCGAAATATCTACTATCCTCAAAGGAAGTGTAGCTGTTGTTGCAGCTATAGTAGAGATATCTACTGCATTCTTACTTGTTCCAATAGCTGTAGTGCCAGCAGTTTGAACAACAGAAACATTATTTCCGATTACAGTCTGAGCGGCTGAGCCGTCTGATTGCATTTCGAAAAGAACATCAGGGTCGTCCAACACGTAGGCTGAAATATCAGACGCTACTGTGCTTGCTGGATAAAACTGGGAAAAAGTTTTCTGGCTTGTATTTGGATCGGTATAGGAAACACCAAGGAAAATTCCTATAGGAGTGCAAGCTGTTGTGCCTGTGTCTTTTTCAACACCGCCGGCTGCAACAAGTTTTACAAAGTCCCCATAGAATATAGCGGTGCCATAGTTGGATGCTATGCTGTAATGTCTTACCTTTCCAGAAAAAGAACCATTGGCGGATAATGTGCCGACTGGTCTCGCTCCGTAAGGAGTTGCTGAACTACTCATTTTATATACCTTTTATACATAAATTAAACAAAAAAGATGATAATTATTTACCACCTTTGCCAAAAGTAACCTGTGACTTCCTTTCTTTAAACATAGGCATAGCAGGGTTTTCTTCCCTCATGTAGTTAGCATCTAAAGCAGTCATCTGTTGATCAGCCATATTAGTATAATAATCGGCTCTCTTCTTGATTTATTCTTCAGGTGCTTTACATAAAAGTAGTCCGCCTACTTCTATACCACCATCGAATTGCGAGTTAGTATCCCTAACCATTTGCAACTCAGGGTGATCCTCTGCTTTGACTGGTACCCATCCTTCTCTGAACTTAGTAGATACATTCATATTGTCAGACTGTCCAGCTGATGCTGTACGTATCCAACGAAAAACATAACCCTGTTCAGGATTAGGATCAGGTAACAAGTTTGGTGGAGTCCAAGGTTTGTCACGTTGATCAGATTCTCTCGATTCTAATTCACGTGGGGTGCGCTCTTGATCTTTATTTTGATCTTTTTCTAACTTATCCATTATCTTTGCTCCTTCGCATATTGTGATGCGTATTGCTCTGGTGTAAGTCCAAGTTTCTTGGCGAGAGTTACTTGAGTCTTAGTTAACTGCACTATGCGCTGTTTGGTACTTGCTCTATTGGCAGGTGCCACCACAGTCGAGGGTCGCTGTGAAGATGCAGTATTATCTTCAAAGCGTTCGGGAAATCTATTTTTCATTGCTTCATCTACTCTGCTATAGTAAGTTTCGGAATCCCTTACAGGATCAACACCTTCTCTTACTAACTTAGCATGCATACCATATGCTAAAGCTGTCATATCCTCATCGCCTGCACGTTCAAACCAAGGATTGCTCCTTATATATTCAGCAGCAGATGGGTCTATTTGTACCTGCTGTTGTGGTGTTGGTTGTGCATATTGAGGTTGTGAATATTGTTGTTGAGGTGCAGGTTGTGCAGGTGCTTGCATAGTAGGTTGATAGTTCTCTACGTATGACTTATCAGCATAAGCTGCACTTAATTTCTCTTGTGCTTGTAATAGCTTGTCTGTGTCTCCTGACTCATATGCGTTCTTGTATTCACTCTTGGCTGAATCTATTTCAGTCGTTGTTTTAGTTTTTAAACTATTTATTAAGGCACCTTCACTTTGAGCAACTGTAGTTTTAAGTCTTTGGTTTTCTTCTTGTAGTTGTCTTGCTACATTTATAGATTCGTCCCTAACTTTTTGCGCTGCATCTGCTCTTCTTTTTTCTTCGTGAAAGTCGTACTTGAGTCTATCAATACGTTTTTTAGTTCTTTCACCAATGCCTTCTATCTCTTCATCGACATCGCTATCACTAGCTTGTCTTGGTGGTTTCTGATCTTCCTCTGGACGATCATCAATCACATCTACTTCTATATCAGGGATAGGCACTTGTACCTCCGTACTGGGGGCAAGTTCCAAATCTTCTGTCATAGCTTGTGCTTCTTCCATCATGCTTTTTCTATTCCTCTAGGGTCATCTACAACAGCCTCAACAGTATCATCGTTGATAAGTCTAAATTCTTTGCCATGAATATTCATGCGAGTACCACTATATGATCTCATAATAATGAAATCGCCTTCCTGACAGTATGGACCTGTCGGAAATCTACTTTCATTTTTATAACAATCTGGTCCCATCTTAAGAACAAAACCCACAATGGATGCTGTCTCCTCTCTTTTTCTATATTGATCTGCAATAATAATTCCACCATCTGATTTTTCTTCGTGTTCAGGTAGTGCTATTAATATTTTATATCCTTGAGGTTCGGGAAGTTGGGTAGCTTCTGAAGATTCTTCTTTATCTACTTCTTCCTTTTTTACTGCTTCTACTGTCATAAGTTACCTTATGTTGCGTCAAATATATAAAGAGTCTGACGTTCTCTTACCTTTCACCATGAAAGGTGCGTATTAACTACCTGAAATAACTTTATTATATTTATCAGTTATCTCTCGAAGGGCAATACGTAACCCTTCTATCTTGCCTTTAAGGTGGTAAAGTTCTGTTAGGTCCTTTATTTCTCCATCTATAACGACTTCTGTGATTCTATTTATCTCATCGTTTAAACTCTGTGTCAAGTCTTCTGTAAACTTTATGTCAACTTCCATTAGTCTTTAAGTAAAGTCTCTGTTATCTTTCTTCCTATCTCTGCACCTTTAGTTCTTTCTTGTGCAGATACTTTTGATATATCAGTACCTAACTTAGCACCAGCCATATTCAACTCAGCTTCTATTTTAATTCTTTCAAGTTCGTCTTTCATTCTAGCTTTTTCTAAGTCAGCTGCTATACGTGCTTCATCAGTTTCAACTTTGCTTTGTGCTGCTTGTGCTTTGATTGCAAGTTCTTGTTGTTGCATCTGTAGTACAGGGTCTTGTGCTTGTTCTTCTTGTTGTTCCATCTGTGCAGCTTGCATGTTCTTACCAAGTAATTGTTGCGCTGCTGCTGCCACTAGAGTTGATAGTCTTAGTTCTATCTCAGGTGGCAATGGTTCACCGACTGGTGGTAGTTTAGTTCCGATCTCTTCTTCTATCTGTCTTCTATATTCGAAACCTATATGTTCAATGATGTGGTTACTTAGTGCAGCTTGTATTGCATCAGCATTGGGTGCTTGTGCAGCCATCTCTTGTATCTTGGGGTCCTGCAACATAGCCATATGAACTGTAATATGCGAGGCATGGTCTTGATATTCAAATGCTTTAACAGGTTTGCCGTTAAGTATGTCCATATTCTCGGATACAGGGTCTGTTGGTTGTATATCATCTTCAAGAGGTACGATATCTTGTGGGTCACGTATGCCTAATACCTCTAACATCTGTCTATGTAGCTTGGGTAGGTCGTATAACTGCGGTGCAGACTGTGCAAGTTGCAATGCTGCTTGGTATTGCATAATTCTTTGCGCCATAGTCGCTGCATTTGGGTCTGATACTGGAATTACATCCACTCTTTCGTCAAAGTCTACTGCTTTTATAGCAGATTCCCCATCTACCTCGTACTCATAGTCCGCAGGCATGTAATCTTTGATGATATCGGACAGAATTCCTAGTTCTTGGCGCATAGATGCGTGTAATCTAGCTTGAATTGCGCCCATTACCTTCATATTGCGCTCTAATAACGCTAAAGTTGTACCAACTGGAGCCTGATTGTTCATATCAGACACCTTAAGGTCGGTGATAGAGGCAAATCTACGTCCTTCTTCCACTATGTTGCCCAATAATTGGTACAAAGTACCTGATGGTTCCTTATATGGGAGGAAAGTTATGTTATCTCTGATGCTTCCACCCGGAATATCTACATCACGGAACTCTCCGGGATAGATTGGAGTGTCATCACCCTTGATTCTTAGACCTCTTGTCTTCAAACCACCCGGAAGATTGGCTAAAGTACCTGCATCTACCAGTTGTCTGAGTAAAGATGTAGCTGATTTAGCTAATCCACCTACCATGTGTATCAATCCAAAGCCATAAAAGCCTAATCCCGGCATATATTTGTAATGAACAAAGTGTTGTCTTCGTTCTTTCATAGGATCGTTCTCTAAATAGTTACGTCTTATAGATAAAACCTCACCTGATCCTTGATCTATGGTAACTACATAAGGTAATGCTATACCTGTCTTATTGCCATCACGTTCATCTTCAAAACCTTCAAGGTCTAAATCAACATGCATTTCAAGAATAGTATGTAATCCATCTTTGCTATAAGAATTTAAATCATATTCAAAGTTAGGACTGTCACCTGCTAGTTCTGCATACTTAGCTTTTATTCTATCTGTACCAATACTAGACTGAGGTAACTCTATCTCTCTATAGAATCCTGCGTACTGTAACTTTAATATATCATTTAAAGTCATTCGCATAATATGTGTAGCACGTGCAGCTGTTCTTAAATCAGAAGCACCATAACTCACTACAAAGTCTTCTGCTGGTATAAACATAGAACATGGTCTTTGCATGTTTATGTCATAGTAAATCTTTTTAAATGCAGAGCCTGCTAGTGGCAAACTAAACAACATGTTTTCTGTTTCATTCCTATACTCTTTCATTCTATCTGTAAGAAGATAGTTCATATAGTCTTGAACTCTTTTACCTTGTTGTTCCTTTTCGTCTGTAACTTTGCCAACGATGTTAGTTCGTACAGGACCTGCTGCTGGAAATATTTCTGTTATGGCTTGTGATTGAAAACGTACAACTGCTTCTGCTAGAAGAGGATGATATACACCACAGGCTCCCGACCAAGGTTCATTACGTTCTTCTATTTTTAAACCGAGGTTGTCTAAACCTTCTGTGTAAGTTCTTTCCCAATCGGACCTTGAGTCTTTATCTGATTCAAAAGCAGATACAAGTTCGTGTCCTAAGAAAGATAAATCTTTTTCTGATAAGAATTCAGAGAGATCAGCATCAAAAGGTATTTCCTCATCCATAGATGTAGGATCAAAATCAATTAACATCCCCCCATCTTCAGTCTCTATTGAAACCGCTTCAGGGTTGACAACAGTTATATCAACATTTTCTTCTGCCATTTATATCATTTTAAGCATACTAATAATATTTAGCAACCCTATCCGATACTTCTTCATAGTCGTGATCATCATGTTCAAGTGTTATAAATCCACCTTGTCTAAATCTAAGTAAAGCTTGTGTTGATGAGTCAACCAAGTCATCGTGATCGCCAACAGGAAATGAGGCGAACTGTTCAACAACTTCTTCTGCCCATCTTTTCTTTGGATACCAAACAGTACCCGATGCAAATAAATCTGCTACAGCGTTTACACGTGCAATCTTATCGTTGCCCCTAGAAGGTGTAAACTCTTGTACAGGTATACCTATTGCTCTCAATTCAAATATCAAAGGTGAGCCTGCTGCTTTAGCCTCTACTATGAATGCATCCGGCATCCACAGTTGATGTTCTTCATAGGCTCTACGTTTTAATTCAGGAAACTCTAATCTTTCTTGGAATGCATCTAGTAATATAATCTGCGGTGTAGGATATCCATTCTCACCTTCTTTATAAAATACACCCCATGTAGTGCAAGCTGAATAGTCTGATCGTTGTGTTTTTAAGAAAGCGGTATCCCATGATTGAATAATGAATTCACATCTTGGTGGTTCTTTCTGATCCCACTCTTTCCACCACTCACGTTTTACAATCGCACTTTCTTCTGACACAGGGTTCTGTTGATACTGCGCCTCCCAATGCGATATGGGTAAGGTTGCCTTAATCTTCTCTAGTTCATCTACCTTCCAGTATTCTTCCCATAGACTTCTGCCTGATGGCAATATAGCTGGTAATTCAATTACTTCCCATTCATCACTGTTGTCTCTTGTAGCTGCATCCTTCAGTATTGAGCCACACAAGTCTTTCTTACCCCACCTAGTCATAACTATAATGATTGCACCACCCGGCTGTAGACGCTGTCTAGGACCGCTCAGATACCAGTCATATGTGTTTTCGAAAATTTTTGGATCAGCAGACTGTCCTTGTTGTTCTGAGTGAGGGTCATCAATAATCAACAAGTCCGCACCACGTCCCGTTACCGCACCGCCAACTCCGATTGAAAAATATTCACCGCCACCCGATATGTCAAATCTTCCCGCAGCTTTAGAATCGAGATTTAAAGTTACGTCTGGAAATATATCCTGATAGTCCTCGCTATCTATTAAGTTACGGACCATACGACCAAAGCGCAGAGATAGTTCCGCAGTATGAGAAGCCATAATAATCTTCTTATGTGGTTGTCTACCAACTATCCATGCAGGTAGTAACCACGATGTTAACTGTGACTTACCAAACCTTGGTGGCATATTTATCATCAGGCGTTTACATTCGCCATTAGCTACACGTGTGAAAGCATCCGCCATCTTCTTATGATGAGAACCGCACATGAATTCTTGCCATACAGTATCGGCAAAGTCTAAAAAGCTATCTTGAGATCGTTCTCTTATTACAGCTTTCTCTAAACCTACCACAAGGTTGTCTAGTTCTTTTCTTTGAGGTTCATTCAGTAAAGCAAGCTTATCTTCTGTAAGCTGACTCATAACCTTATCAAGTTGTTTCTTTGATATGCCCATACGTATTATTGTAAACCATGTTACAACTCTATATACTTGAGTGCAAGGGTATCTCCAGAGGACTGTCTTACACTCTAAACATCCAGTCCACACCCTAGAGGCTAGTTTAATCACCCTATGAGCAATAAGACTAGCCTCACCTCCATTTTTTTTGCAAAATTTTTCTAGCCATATGAACCTAGAGCGTTTATCTGAACTAGGGGGGTAGGGGTATGTAAATGCTTTGTTAAATAAAACTCATTTTTTACTGTGTAATTATTTGGAACAGTATGTATATGTGTGTGGGCGGAGTCCCGCTTCTGTACAGGGGGGGTGGGGGTGCGGAACTGCGTGCCTAGTCCTACAGGAAAGAGTGTAAACACTCTGGTATAACTACATGCTACAGTTCAGTGGAGTTTAAACAGCTTAGTGTAAGGATTTATCCTTATCCTCTGAATCTTTGCCAAGGAGTTTACTGATGCGTAGCATTATCTCATCTGAGGTTTCCTTATTAGTGTCTGAGACTTCTAGTCTCTCTGTATATAAGTTGGCAACTTTTCCTCTGTAGTGTTCAGCAGTAACTGCTGAGCCTATCTGTCCTGTATCAACGGCTTTATCTCGTAGCTTTGCTAGCTGATCGAGGTGTGATTCCCTGTCAATGAGACTTCTTGTCTCTTGCTCTGCCAATATCCTAGAGACTTCGTCTTGTATATCAGCTTTTTTGGACAACCGGTAGCCTTGCTTGTCTGCGCTAGTTCCTGCCTTGTAACCTGCTAACTCTGCACTCTTGCCATTGGAATAGCCTTTAGCCTTATACCTAGCAAATAAGCGTTCTTTGACGCTTAGTGTACCTATAGGATTCTTTGTCTTTTGATCTGTCATAGAGGTATGGTAAACCATACCTTTTCGTAGATCAATACGATTCCTTCGGCAACCCCACATTCACCTAGGAGTTGACGTGCATAATGTCCATGAACTAGAATGGTGGCTGAAATGGTAGGAGGATAGGTTTAAAACCCCCTGAACGTAGTGAAGGGGGTTTAAACCATATCCCCCAAACAACAACTGGAGAA